AACAGGTTTTTGTCCAAGAACATACTTTAAACGACGCTCAAGTTCTTCATAGGACTTAAATTGATCAGGAGCACTTACGGCAGAAAGAGAATATTGTTTCTTCCAAACTGCTTCCAAAGCATCATCGTCACTTAGAAGAGGTTCGACGGGACCAAACTCTGATTTATCATAGTTCCAATAACCGTCTTTCTTGACAATTTTCAGTTTGAAGTTAGCACCCTGCCAGAAGTCAAAGGGATTGATAGGAGTTTCATCCTCAAATTCAGGTTGCATTGCTTCCATAATCTTATCAAAGATTTTCTTACCATACTTAAATAGGAAGACACGACCTTCGTTTGCAGAATTTGCAGGATCTTTTACTACATAGATGTTAGAATAGTAAGATAGTTTACGCTTCTGCTTACGCACAGTATCTTTATCTGCTTCACTACCACTGTTCCAGAGTTCACGATTATATTCTGAAACAGGATCTTTACCACCAGTAGTGGTCAGAGAGTTTTCAATATACCAACCGCCTGGACCTTGAAAGGCATGAGAATACATCTTTGTCCAGGGCAGGTCTTCTCCCTCAGGGGCAGGGAGGAAACGAATCACGGCAAAACCGTTTCCAGTTTTATCCATTTCGGGTTTCCAGAGACGCTCATCAGCACCCCCAGAAGTTGTGCTCATCTTCTCTACTTCTTTTACCAGTTTTGCAGTTAGCGAACCAAGAGAAGATTGCTTTTTAAGATCTTTAAAAGACATTAGATTACCTCGGATTGTGTACGGATTTGGCTTTTGTGTACCTTGTTATTTTACAGGTCGGAACCTGTCTTGTCAATCTGTTGTTTCATCACATCTAACATTTTAGACATGTTATTCAAGATCGTTCCCATATCGACATTAGGAGGGAGACCCATCATTTTAGCAGAAGACATAATACGTTCTTTCATTTCCAGTGCCTCTGGATCATCAGATAAACTCAGACGAGTATAAAGAACTTTTTGTTTATCAAGAAGTTCTTCGAGCGTAGATACATGATCAAGTTTTTCTTCTTTTGTCATTGTAGGAAATTTGAAGACATTACGATAAACCTCTTCTTGAAGTTCATTAATTTTGGTCATCTCAGCACGGACAACCTCAGATTTAAAAAAACTCATTTGTCTCCTAGAACAACTTCTTTCAAGATATTTTTATAACGCGGTACATCAATATTTAGAAATGGGGAATATTTTTTCATTCTCATACTGACGGTTTCCCACACAGGGTCTTTAAGTTTTTTGTCAAACTTATTCCCGAACAGGAATATTTTGTCATAGATTACTAGGGTTTCCATACTAATATTCCCGCTCAGGAACTTTTTAAGAACTGGTGGATGACCCCTAGAACAATCAAAAACCTCATTTACTTTTTTGTCTTCAAATAAACTTTGAGTTTCTTCTTTAAAGACATAAGAAAGAGATTGATTTCTCTTTTTCCATTCGGAGTATCTTGTATCACCTTCCTTTATAATTTCTCCTATCCAAAGTTTATTTGGATCAGTGCAGGCAATAAAGTTTGATACAAAGAACTCAACAATTTCTTGATCTGATTTTTGACGTGCAACTCTTTCAAACCAAAAACGATCTTTGCGTTTGTAAAAAGATTGAACACTTGCACGACTTTTACCACAATACTTGTGATAATCATAACTGTCTTTTGTAAAGTGATTTTTTAAAGACAGATAACAACGATAGGCATCAACTGGCATCATTCATCAAAGTGGTAGCTTTGCTCTGGAACTCCTCTTTAAAAAGTTAAGTTCCATTGCTTCATACTTAATTTTTTCTTTTAATGGTTTAGAAATAAGTTTAGGCACTGACTCTACATCAATATTATTCTCCTCACAGAAATGAACGATTGCATCAATATAGTTCATATCTGCATTTCTTTTTACAAGTGCCTCTATTTCTTGGGAAAACCGAGAAGGACAAAAGAACTTATCTTCAAAAACTTTTTGTATATTATCATCTAACTGAACTGAGTTTTTGTCAGGTTCCATGTTCTCTATCTGACTTAGTACTGTAATGTACAAATTCTTTTATATATCGAACTAATAACTTAATATAATCCCCTTTGTTTCTTTTGTCAAATACTTTAACTTCTCCACTTGGAGTAATCATTAATGTAATAAGTTTTTTAATAGGAATATTGGTAAGTTCAAAATATGCAGCAGCATAAAACATTTCTTGAACGAAATAGTTTTCAATCCATTCTTCTGGTTTAATTTTTTCAGATGTTTTAAAGTCGATAACTGCTAGCTCACCATCGTACTCTGCGATACAATCAACTCGTCCAGCGAGTCCATAGTACTCTGAGTATAGAGTTCGTTCGATAGCATGAATATTATTTATCTTATCGAGTTCTGGTTTAATATGATAAAACATAAACTTAGTTGTTGGTTGATAATCATCCCAGTTCAACTCTTTATTTTCAAGATAATCTTGACAAACTTGGTGAAAATCTGTACCCCTTGCAGTTGCTTTTTTAGTAATACGATTTGCCTCTTCAAGTCCAACTCTCTTACGCCAGTTAACAAAAATTTGACGGTTATAGAATGAAGTAATAGATGTAATTGATGGCACCCACTCTCCATTTGGAAGATTGTAAAGACGAATACCGTTTTGTTCTTTTTTTTCTAGTTCAAGATCACCTAAGTAATTACAATGAATAAAACTCATAGATTCAATTCCATTTTAGCAAGAATATATTCTTTCACAAAACCAGAGCGAACAATATCGTCAACTCCAAATTCAATAATGTCAATAGAGGGCATGATACGAAGTATTTTCATAAAATCAACAATGCCATTCTTTTCGTTAGACTTTATAAGATCAGATTGTGTAGCATCACCACAGAACATGATCTTACTGTTTTCACCAACTCTCGTAATTATACTATCAAGTTCATGATAATTCAAGTTTTGAAATTCATCCACAATAATAATCGCATTATCAAAAGTCGTTCCACGAATAAAAGAAGTGCTCCAAAAACTAATCGTGCCTTGTGTTTTAAGATTTGCATAAAGCATTTCAAATGATGCTTCGTCTGGCATCTCAAACATATACTTCACCATATTCTTGTAAGGAATCTGATAAAGTGAAGACTTATCTTCATGATCTCCTGGAAGAAAACCAATTTCACGAGTCGCAACAAGAGATCTTACAATATAAATTTTTTCATAGGGAGATCTTTCATCTAGCACATCTTGAAGAGCATTGTAAAGAGTGATAAAAGTTTTACCAGTGCCAGCACATCCGTAAGCAACAATATGTTGATTTTTTTCGTATGCCTCATACAGAAGTTTTTGATTTTCTGTGAGAGGTTCAATCTCTCTTATCAGATCTAAACTGATTGGTTTTTTGCGTTTCATTTGTTTTGCAGTCATACCAACTCCGATTGGTTGGTCATTCGTTCTTCTTTTTCTTGCCATAGGTTCAGACTGGTTTTACGCGAGATCCTGGAGCTTTTGATGCTTTATACAAAACATCATTCCAACCTGGATGAGTTTTTTTAAGTCTGTCATAAACTTCACCAACTTCCCCGCTATTAGGACAAGTTGATGGATCTGACCAGTCTCTATCCCAATCAGGATTATCTTGTTTCCACTGATCCCAATCATGGACACTCATCTTGACTTCCTTTTGTTCACCAGTCTGCCTATTAACAACGGGATATACTGCCATATATTTTCATAAAGTGTAAGAATATTTAGTCTATACGAAGTGATGGTTGAAGACTTTCACAATCATCACAATCATCACGCTTCCAACCAAGTGCTTCCGATACAGCAGGAAACTGACAGGTGAAGATACAACGAACTGCTTCTGCAATTTCCATGTGTTCCTTCTGAGTTCCGTGGGAAGAACGCAGGTCTATGTAGTGTATCCAGGAACGCACAGAACCCGTCATATACAGGCGTGTGGGCGTTGCTAGGGGCAGCACGAACCTGGCACACTCCTTTGCGACTCCTGCCTCTAGAAGGCGATTATAGAGGTGTAGAGCGTGTTCAAAATGAACCCGAATATCCTCACTCAGAACCAGTTTCAGGTAGTCTGGAATATCATCAATACTATTCTGACGGTTCTTATCATCTTGCCGCCGAAGTTCTGGAAGAGGAATAGTCTTGCTTAGAAGATTCGTATCGGCATAGCGTTGTGAAAACTCTTGGTAAGTAAAAGATCTATGACGTAGAATTTGAGCGGCAATACCACGAGTCGTATTGATCTCTACGGTCATCGTTGCTTGTTCGAAGATACTCCAGTGTTGATGCTGAATACAATACTTAAGAAGACCAGAAAACTTATCACTCTCTTGGTTTGCTGGATTACTCACCCGAGCACAATATGCCATATGCTTTTCTGCATCAGGAGTAACGCTAATAAGTTTGACTTCGGGTTTCATAAATTCAAACTCAGTCGGGATATCCATCATCATCTCCGTCATAAAATACTTCGTCGTAATCGCTAATGTGAGATGCTACTTCTTCGTAACTTAGTTTATAAGAATCTACATCTGAATAAATCTCAGATTTTAAAGAGTCCACTAGCAACTCTAGATT